TTATATGAAGACAGGTGGTTTGGTAGACAAGGTTAATATTTTTAAGTCCCTAATATAGATTTCTTACATAAAATGCTTTACACTGTTCTCAATAACCGATAGGAGAGTATAATGGGAAAATTAAAAGATAAATTAAAAAAATTTGTAAAAAATTCTGGTAAAGCTGCTGCGGTAGCTGGAACAGCTTATATGGCTTCTAAAATGATGGGCGCTAAAAAACCTAAAAATGTTATGGACGCTTTTACAAAAAAAGGTATGTCTTTAGCAACGGGTGATGCATCTGCTGCAGAAGCAATAGCCGCAGCCGATAGAGCGAGAAAAAAAGCTATGATTTTGGATACAGGAGATGGAAGAGCTATGGAAGCTGTTTACGGTAAATTCAGTAAAGGTTCTAAAACTACTGTAATGGCAAAAGGATGTAAGTTAGGAAGAAAAAAAAGAACTATCATTACATAATATATGGCTGAAATAGAAAAAAATAATCCGATCAACGAGGAAGTTGACGTAGAGGAAGAGGCTGTTGTAACTTTCCCTGAAGAAGGTGAAGAAGAAGAACAGGCTCAACCTGAAGATTTTTTTTCTAATATAGCAGACACCGTTGATGAAAGAGCGTTAAAACAACTTGCCTCTGATTTAATTACAGAATATCAAAACGATAAAGAATCTAGAAAAGAGTGGGAACATACTTATACTAGTGGTCTAGATCTTTTAGGATTTAAATACAAAGAAAGACAACAACCTTTTAGAGGAGCTTCAGGAGTAACACATCCGTTATTAGCCGAAGCTGTAACTCAGTTTCAAGCACAAGCTTACAAAGAATTATTACCTAGCGATGGTCCAGTTAAAACACAAGTTGTAGGATTAAATAATCAACAAGTTGAAGAACAGTCTACTAGAGTCAAAGACTATATGAACTATTTGATTATGGACAAGATGGAAGAATACACTCCTGAGTTTGATCAAATGTTATTTTATTTACCTCTTGCAGGATCTACATTTAAAAAAGTTTATTATGATGCCATGCTAGAAAGAGCAGTATCTAAATTTATTCCTGCGGAAGATTTAGTTGTGCCTTACTATGCAACAAATTTAAAAGAAGCCCCAAGAATTACACACGTTATTAAACAATCAGAAAATGATTTGTTAAAAAAAATGTCTTCAGGTTTTTACAGAGAAGTTGAATTACAAAAACCACAAAAGAAAGACGATAAGGTTCAAGACAAATACAATGAACTAGAAGGAATCAAAGCAGTACAAACCACTGATTCTATTTATACTATTTTAGAAATGCATGTTGATCTAGATCTTTCTGATTACATTGCAGAAAACGAAGAAGATAAAATTAATATTAAAATTCCTTACATCGTAACTATTGAAGAATCTACAAGACAGATTTTATCTATCTACAGAAACTACAAAGAAGATGATCCTAAGTTTATGAGAAAAGAATACTTTACTCACTTTAAATTTTTACCAGGTTTAGGTTTCTATGGCTTTGGATTAATTCATATGATCGGTGGCCTGTCACGAACAGCAACGTTCGCTCTCAGACAATTACTTGATGCAGGTACATTATCAAATTTACCAGCAGGATTTAAAGCAAGAGGTATGAGAATACGTGATGACGACCAACCTATACAGCCAGGAGAGTTTAGAGATGTGGATGCACCAGGCGGAAACATCAGAGATCAGTTTCAATTACTACCTTTCAAAGAACCTAGCACAACTTTATTTAATCTTTTAGGTTTTTGTGTTGATGCAGGTAAACGATTTGCATCAATTGCAGACACACAAGTGGGTGAAGGTAACCAACAAGCAGCAGTTGGAACTACAATTGCACTATTAGAACGTGGTTCTAGAGTAATGTCAGCGATTCACAAGCGTTGTTACTATGCAATGAAGGAAGAATTCTCACTTTTAGCAAAAGTTATACAAGAATATTTACCTAATGAGTATCCATACGCAGTTTATGGCGGTGAAAGAATGATAAAATTAGTAGATTTTGACGACAGAGTAGATATTGTACCTGTTGCAGACCCTAATATCTTCTCAATGTCTCAAAGAGTGACGTTAGCACAGACACAATTACAAATTGCTCAGTCAAATCCTGCAATTCATAATATGCACGAAGCTTATAGACGTGTTTATGAAGCTTTAGGAGCAAAACAGATACCAGATTTACTAAAACCTCAAGAGAGACCTGTACCTAAAGACCCTGGATTAGAAAATATGGAAGCAATGCAGATGAAACCCCTTACAGCTTTCTTAGAACAAGATCACGATGCACATATTGCAGCCCATTCTGCGTTTATGAGAACTAGAATGGTACAAATTAATCCCCCTGTGTACGCAAACTTACAAGGACACATATCTCAACACGTTTCTATGAAAGCTAGCACAGAAATTAACAATATAATGCAACAAGACCCACAAATGGCACAATTAGCTCAAGAGAATCCACAACAATACAAGATGATGTTTGATTCTCAGGTAGCAAAAAGAATTGCACAGATCACTGCAGAGTTAGCACAAGGCGAGAATATGGCAGATATGCAGAAAGCAGACCCAGTTGTTATGTTGAAACAAAGAGAATTAGATTTAAGAGCCATGGATTTACAACGTAAGGCTCAAGAGGGTACAATGAGATTAGAAAATCAAGAAGATCAATTTGAAGATCGACTTGAGTTTGACAAAATTAAATTAGAACAAAACGATGAGCAAGCTGATAAAAGATTAGACATCGCTCGTCAGAAATTGGAGCAAAATGAGCAAAAAGCTAGGACTAGAAAATAAGTATAGACAATTTATAAAGCCAACTAAATTAGGCGAGTATAAAGCTGTTATGGGTAAGACCAAAAATATTACCCTTGAACCACCATCAAAATCTTTTGTTGAAAGAAGAATGCGATTGTCTGGTATAAAAGGCAGTAACCTTATTAAACAAGCTGCTTCATCAGTTTTAAAAAAATCACCAATAGGTAAAGTTGTTTCAGCTATCGGTAAAGCTGTTACTAGCAAACCTGGAATGTTTGGCGCTGGAATTGGTATAGGTGCTAATGTCAAAGATAATAATAAAAAAATGGGCGGTGGCATGATGAGATACAGCAAAGGTTCTAAAGATGTTGTTAAAGGAAAAAAATTTGTTGCAGACATAGACGATAAAGTCATAGCAGCATTAAATACTGCAAAAGGTGCTTTATCATATCTTAAAGATGACGCTAGTTTAGGTATTAAAGGCTTAAAAAAATTTAAAATGAATTCTAAAGCAAAAAGATTAACAAAAACAGAAGGTTCTTTTAGCAAAGGTAATGCTGTTAAACTATCACCGAAACAAAAAGTAATTGCTGCTAAAGCTCCACCATTAAATAAAATTGACGGAAAAGATTTCGCTGTGCTTAAAGCTGAAAAAGCAAAAGGCAGAGGACAAGGTTTACAAGATGAGAAGATGAAACCTGGTAAAATGATGAAAGCTAATAAGGGTGTGGCTGTAGATTTTGACGAAACAACATATAATATAAAAGACGTATACAAATTAGCAAATAAGAATAAAACTGAAGCTAGGCCTACTTTAAAAGATGTAAGAGAAGCTGCAAGAATATTAAAGGTTAAATTAAACCCTAAAACGAGATAATAATGAACGATGCGCCTTACAAAGTTTCTGGCAAAAGATCAGGGCCTCCTCCATTAAGAGGCCCTAACCCTCAAGTTCCCCCCGTTAAATTAAGTAGTGGAAGTAAGAAAAAACCAATCATGCAAGTTGTTGTTCAAGGACTTAGAGGAACAAAACAAATCGCTAGAGATTTAATGGAGAAAAAAAGAAAAAATAAATTAAAAGCAAAAGAAATGAAAACAGGACAAGGGTATTTTAAATTTAATGATGGTGGTGAAATGGTTTGTCCTCATAGACCTGATGGTATCAGAGGAGCAGGTGCTGCTATCAAAGGTATGAAATTTACAGGAGTTAAATAATGGCTTGGTTTAGTTTAGCAAAAATTGCTTTACAAGCAGGAAGCAAAATTTACGCGAATAAACAGAAGACTAAGATGGCTATGTCTGATGCACAATTAATGCATG